TATGAAGTTCTATAATACTAAGTTCCAACTTGGTACCGCAAGTGCATCTAAGATTAGAACCGCAAAAACAACATTTAAAAACCCTAAGAATGATAAAACGTTGACACTTAATCCCAATTACCAATTAAATGTCAATCTCGGACCCATTACGGTACAGGGACCAATTTCTGTTGGACCAAAAGTAGATGGGTATGGTATGGGTATGTCACCGGCTTTAATGTCAGAATTAGGTATTCATGAAGGTGAAGTGATATACTTTAAGATGTCATGACATTAACTGCATTTCTTAACATTTTAATGTGGGTTGTCCTTTTTAGATACTTCTATGTGAGGAAACACCCAATAGAAAGTATTATTGACGAAATCACCATGATTATGTGGCAGTTGAATATTTCTTGTTTGAGTTATTTATTGATAAGAGCGGTGGTTTTTTCATGGATTTTACCATTTCTTGGATATTTATAAAAGAAAATACTATGAACAACGAAAAATTAAATAGTGCTCTTAACAACTACATGGCACCGAAGAACGTAAAAAACGTTTCTAACGATGGTATGGAAAGAGAAGAGTGTGACCTTAAAACTGGTGAATGTTATATTATCAGAAGTAAGGATGGTATTGTTGAAAGAATCAATAAAAAATTCATAACCGAAGACGGAAGACAATTATTACAAGATTAATACTATGGAATTGGAAAAAAAACTATTAGAAGAGGTTGCTCGATTTAATCAAATCAATAAGTACGCAAGAAAACTTATGAACGAGCAGGAGTTACCTCCAGCACCCGAAGCACCGGCTGAACCGGGAATGGAAGCACCGGCAGGTGAATTACCACCACCGGCAGAAGGGGCGGCACCTGAAATGGGAGCACCGGCAGAATCTGATACCGAAGAATTGGATATCACAGATTTAGTTAATATGACCAAATCTATTAAGAACGACCTTGACGATTCTAAGAGTGAACACCAAGGAGTAATAACTAAAATGGATGATGTCTTCACCAAATTGAATGATTTGGAACAGAAATTGGCTAACATGGATATGGTAATGGCTAAAATTGACGAGTTAGGTAATAAAATCGAACAAGTTAAAGAACCAAGTCCTGAAGAAAGATTACAAATGCGTTCATTGGATTCATACCCATTTAACCAAAACCCACAACAGTTCTTCGCACAAAAACAAGGTGAGATGAGAGCAAGTGGTAAGAATGAGTATGTTTTAACAAAAGACGACATTCAAAATTATTCACAAGAAACAATAAGAGACACGTTCAACCCAAACGAAGAACAAGATGAATTTAGCTTCTAAAGTAAACTTCTTATTAGGTTTACATCTTCAATTAAAGATTAATCATTGGCAAACTAAAGGAGTTGCCCGTCACGAAGCATTTGGTAATGCTTATGGTGATTTAACAGATTTAATAGATGAATTTGTTGAAGTCGCAATGGGAAAATACGGAAGGTTTGTTTTAGATGAAGAAACAAATAATATAAAACTTATAAATTTATCAGATATGAACCCGAAAGATATGATTTCGGTTTGTGTTGATGCATTAGTTGAGTTTTCAGAAGACTTAGACCCTAAAAGAGATACTGACCTTTTAAATTTAAAAGACGAGATGCTTGGTTTATTGAATAAACTTTTGTATCTTCTTACATTAGAGTAATACTCCACAAAACATTTTTGAAAAACTTTAAGACCGGATTTTGTAATCCGGTTTTTTTTTCTTATACTTTACTTATAACAACTTAAAATTAAGATTTATGTCAACATTTGATGCAGTACTGGCTCAGTACGAAAAAAACAAACAAGCCGCTGGCGGCAACAATGCAAACAAGGTTTCGCAAGAAGACCGATTAAAGAAATACTTCACCACCCTTTTACCAAAAGGTGCTCGTAGTGGTGAAAAACGTATTCGTATCCTCCCTACTACCGATGGTGGTTCTCCTTTTAAGGAAGTTTATTACCACGAAGTACAAGTAGATGGAAATTGGGTTAAATTATATGACCCTAAACAAGAAGGAAAGCGTTCACCTTTAAACGAGGTATATGACGCACTTATGATGACAGGTTTGGAATCGGATAAGGTTCTTGCTCGTCAATACAGAGCTCGTAAGTTCTACATTGTAAAAGTTATTGATAGAGAAAACGAACAGGACGGAGTAAAGTTCTGGCGTTTTAAACACAACAGTAAAGGAGAGGGAATCCTTGACAAAATCTTCCCACTTTTCAAAAACAAAGGTGACATCACCGAAATGAACACAGGTCGTGACCTTATTATCACTTTGGGTTTAACCAAAGCAGGTAATGGTCGTGAGTATACCACAATCACATCCATCATCCCTGAAGATGCGTCTCCACTACATACAGATAGTAGTGTCGCACAATCATGGGTTAATGATGAATTGACTTGGGCTGATGTTTATTCCAAAAAACCTGAAGAGTACTTGGAAATGATTGCCAAAGGTGAAGTTCCTAAATGGGATTCAGAAAACAAAAAATGGGTTTCTAATTCAGAAGAAGAAACCACATTGATGCCACCTCCGGCTAATGTTTCACCCGCTACTCCTGTGGTTGACCCTCAGGACGACGCAGAAACTGACGACGATTTACCGTTCTAAAAAACCTCAAGGACACTCTCTTGGACATTTTGTCCTTGAGGGTGTTTCTTTTTAAAAAATATCAATATGGCAATTAAGAAAAAAGATTTTTCAATTTCGAGTATAACATCCAAGTACTCAAGTAAAATGACCTACAAACCTGATAGGTTTTTGGATTTGGGTGATGCGTTTTTGGATGCAACGGGTTTACCGGGTCCCGCTCTTGGACATATCAATATGTTCTTAGGTCACTCAGATACGGGTAAAACAACCGCATTATTATCAGCAGCGGCAGACGCAATCAAAAAGGGAATCTTACCTGTGTTCATTATTACTGAACAAAAGTTTGCGTTTGACCACGCAAATATTATGGGTATTCCTGTACAAGAAGAAGTTGACCCATCAACAGGTGAAATTACATTTACAGGTGACTTCATTTTCAGAAATGATTTTGAATACATCGAACAAATCACCGATTTCATCAATGAAATGATTGATGCACAAGAAAAGGGTGATATCCCTTATGATTTATTGTTCTTGTGGGATTCAGTTGGTTCAGTACCTTGTAAGATGACATGGGAAGGTAAAGGTGGTAAACAACACAACGCATCTGTACTATCAGATAAAATTGGTATGGGTATCAACCAACGTATCTCAGGTTCAAGAAGGTCTGATAAACCTCATACAAATACACTTGTAATTGTAAACCAACCATGGGTAGAATTACCAAGTAACCCATACGAACAACCGAAAATCAAAGCGAAAGGTGGTGAATCGGTGTGGTTGAACTCAACATTGGTATTCCGTTTCGGTAACGAGAAAAATGCGGGAACCACTAAAATTCCAATCACAAGGAATAAGAGAACCATCACTATCGCAACAAGAAGTAAGATTACCGTTATGAAAAATCACGTTAACGGTATTCAATTTGGTGACGGTAAGATTATGGTTACACCTCATGGTTTTATGAAGGCAAAAGAGCCGGCAGAAGAAAAGGTATCAAGAGAACTTTACATCAAAGAACACCTTGATTATATCAGTAAATTATTTGGAGAGACGGTGTCGAGTGTAACCGACATCAAGTTCGAACCAATACCTGACGAAGACACAGAAGATTGATTGTTTAACAAATAATAGTAAAAGACGCAATGTCTAATGTTTTATTGGTCGATGGAGACAACTTATTGACCATTGGTTTTTTTGGACTTAAAAATCACTTTCATAAGGGTAATCACATTGGTGGGTTATACCACTTTATCAATACCCTACGCAGGTCGATTGAGGTCCACAGATTAGACAAAGTCGTCGTTTTTTGGGATGGAAAAGAAGGTTCCTCATCTCGCAAGAGATACTACCATCAATATAAAGAAAATAGAAGAGAACGAGTTAGAACCGAAGAACAGGTTCACGCATACGGACAACAACGAAATAGGGTAAAACAGTACCTTGAGGAGTTGTTCGTTAGACAGGGTGAGTATGATTATTGTGAAACCGATGATTCGATTGCATACTACTCACAAAACTCACCAAAAGAGAATATCATCATATATTCATCCGACGGTGACCTCACCCAACTTGTTTCAGAAAACACAAGATTATTCAACCCTTCACATAGTAAAATGTATCAACCAAATGATATGTTTGTATATGACCATGAAGAGATACGAATAGAAAACATCAAATTGGTCAAAATGTTATGTGGTGACCCGTCTGACAACATCGCAGGTATCAAAAACTTAGGTGTTAGAAGATTACTCACAATGGTACCTGAATTAAGGACCGAAGCAATCACATTAGAATTCATTAGAGAACGTTTTAACAACCTTTTCGAAGAAGATAAGGATAATCGTCTCGTAACCAATTTGCTCACGGGAGTGACCAAATATGGGGTTTTAGGTGAAGAGTTTTTTGATGTTAACAATCGAATTGTAAGTCTTGATGACCCATTCTTAACAGACGAGGCGAAGGGGGCAATAAACTCCTTAATAACCGACCCCCTTGACCCCGAAGGACGTTCATACAAGAATACCATGAAGATGATGATGGAGGACGGAATTTTTCTCCTACTCCCTAAATCAGATGACGCTTGGATTAATTTCCTAAATCCATTCCTAAGATTAACTAGAAAAGAAAAAAATAAAAAAATCATTAAAATTAAAAC